ATGAAACTATATAATACAAAAAAGGGAATTATCATTGAACACTTAGGCGCGTACTTCCTTTCTGAAAAGACAGATTGGGATGCCGTTGTCAATCGTTCGAACCTGTTCGCACAGTTACTCGAAGAAATCAGATCGCTTGATGCTGATGCTTCGCTTGTAAGTATAACTGAAGCAAACTTACTTCCGCCCATTTCCCAACAGGAAGTATGGGCATCAGGTGTTACGTATCAGCGAAGTCGCGAATATAATCGCCACTTCAGAACATGCACAAAAAAAAATTCAAAAAGTGCATATTTCGACACCTCAAAAAATCGCTTAATACCTGAAAAAAAATTTGAAAGCTAATTGATACCGCTAAAGACCGTTCGACTGCTCGAACTCGAATAGAATGCCGTTAGAATACCCAGCGGACGCGCTGCTAATTACGGAAAATATTTTAGGAAAGAAGAAAAAACTTATATACTTTCGAAATGTCGGGAATGTTAGCCGTCATTACCCTACATGCTAAATGTTTCACTGGCTGTTGCCCCTTCCCGACCGAAGGGGCATCTTTTTTTATGCCCAAACCCACAATGTAACGTATACAGTCGATGCATTAAAGCCCGCAGAATCGAATATACCCCCGTTAGCTGTTGTTATCCTAAACAGAGTAATATTTGTCGCATCGATACTTGTAATACCACCACACACAGCGCCTCCCGTTAAAACTCGCATTAATGGGAACATACCACCACCATTGCTTTTTATCATTACATCAATGGAGCGAATTTTAGTAACATCTGAAAGGCCGTGAGCTACATCATAATCCCCGTTTGCATCCATATCCCAAAGCGTTCCTGGATTCAGCATAACAGGCCGCAACGTTAAACCTCCAGCATTTAAGTTATTGGGGCGCGTATAATCACGCATTCTCTTTAGCGCGGAGAAATCGACCAACCCGGAGCCACTTGCACCCATACTCCATACTGCCGTCTTAATCTCATGTACATTGTACTCGTTGTTATCGGAGAACTTCACCGGATCTCCTGCTCGATAGGTTGTCGTTAAACTGAGTACAGGAACATTACTACCGTGTGAACCAACAAAAGCAGGAACCAAATACACCTCACCATTATAAGCAACAGCTCCGGCACTGATATTCCAGGCAGTAGCACCCGCATCGCTATCAACACAACCACGGATACACATCACTCCAGCTTCATCGTTCACGATACCTTTAACCAGCTCTGAAATTATCTCGGTGTACGCCTCTTGAATATGATCAACTGAAGCTTTGTTGAATGGTTGACGTCTAACATTCTCGACAATATTGCCTGTAAGTATCTTCTTCATATAATTACTATTTCGTAGGTTGTTCCGTACATTTTGTATTTGTTGATATATGCCTGCATTTCACTTGTAACAAAGGTGATCGAGCTAGGGACGTTTACTATAAAGCTTTTAGCATCTACCGAATACGTCTCGTCAATGAACTGTGAATTATCATCACCCTCACCGACAAAGAAAGCAGTATCAGCTCCCTCTCCAACAAACGCACCATTAAGCTCCAGCAGGTTGTTAGTGATATATATCCCGTTGCCAAACTTTTCTATAAGTAGTTGCTCCAGAATGATTGTCTGCCCATTGAATTTTATCTCATAGCTCTTCTGATCTGCATACGCCAAAAACCTATCGTGTGTATCCGATAGGTTCTTCATTGATGCCGTTAACCATGCAACTCTTTTTGTCTTACGGTGAATAGTTCCCATAAGAATTTTTACGAGCTTCAGGAAGTCGAGAGAATAACTTGTTAATGCCATTTACTGAGGTACGTAAGTTATCATGGTATCAAAATCGATCGTTGCATCGCGCTCCAGGTATCCCGCTGCCGGATAGTATACTCTGTTTACAGTGCCGTAACTTCCTGCATTTGCTTTAGCCTGCACAACTCCGATTACAACATCGTTAACATTAGCTACAGCCTGTATATAGTCCTGATGTGCAGATATTTTATATTCAGCATTGAAAGGCAGATTCTTCAAATAGTTATTGAATGCAGCTTGAACGAGTGCTTTCATATCATCCAGCACAACAGTACCGTTATAGTATACCGTCATTGGCGCATTAAGCTTGTCAGAAGCAAGTGAAACAGGAGCACCCAGGTTGCTGCCCGCAAACTGTATCTTCTTCATATAGCTTGCAAAAGCTGATAGCTCAGGAGCCGACAACGCAATCGGATCTCCGGAGCCGTTTTCTTTCGCAACTTTTATTTGCGTAACGCCACCACTTGAAACAACAGCACATCTTTTAACGATCTGCTTTGTTGCATCTATTACCGCATAGTACGGCTTCTTTGTTGTCGTGTTGATCAGAAGAGCATCACCGTACTGAAACTTTAATAGTTCCTGTTGCAACCATTGATCAGTCCCGGCCACACTGTTGTTAACCTCTTCTTCTATCTCCAGCCGCTTCTCTTCCCAAACCTGCTCCTGTATATAAGACATACAAGCCCATATATATATCCACAACTTGAATTCAGCAGTTTTGGAAGCACTGGTAAGACCTGCGAGCGTTGCATCACTATTCACCTCTCCGGTAATGCTGAGGTATATTTCGTTTATGCGTTGCTTTGCTATATTTATTTGCTCAAGTATTTCCGCTATAGTTCTCATAATGCTTTGCTTTCTAAATCAAAATACTCCAGGCCGTAGCGCTTGCCTGTCTTCGCTATCTTTCTCTCTGCACCTACGATTCGAAGGCCGTTATTTGCGGCCGTTCGGTTGATCTTCCCACTATAACATTCAGGCAACTGAACTTTATCGGAAGGGCCTTGTAAGTTGCTCCAAGATTCATCTACACCGTATTCCTTCGTTGTGGTATACCATGACTTTAAGCTTTTCGTAATATCCGGTTCTCGCAACGTTTCATGGTTCTTTACACGTCTTGGAGAATGCCCAAACCCGAAGTATCCATTTAGCGGAGCACACATATCGTTTATGTCAGTGACAAATGAAGTTTTAAACAGGTCTGTTATCTTCAGCGTGTTGTCAGTTATGATACTTACACCTCCAAGATCTGTAGCAAAATTCTCAGCACCTGAAGTATCAACTCCTTTCGTTGTCTGACTCGGTATACTTGAACTATCTGAATAATCATAGTCCTTGTTATCGCGATCAGCCAGACCAATACCCGATATACTTGCCGCTACATAATTGTTTATCTGTACTCCTGGAGGTGAACTTCCTGGTTCATTGTAGCGGAATTGTCCCTCTACCGGAGACGAAAAGAACAACGTATTGTTTACAAAGTTGAGTGCATATATAGGAACAATGCCGGAGCCTGCATCGTCAAAGTCTGCCATGTATATAGGATCTTGAATAGATATAATCAAGTTCTGAAATACATTTAAAAAGGTATCAGGTTCGTTATGCACATAGCTGTCTCCGTTTGGTGCGACAGTCATAGGATTGTCTGTTCTGCGTACATATATACCGTTCTGGCTGTTATAACCATCGATAACGTTATTAAATATACTCACCAACGATCCACCGGGGAAACACTGCATACCTTCACGTATGCAAACATTATTGTTTGTACGCCCGCTAAAGCCCCCGTTCATAACTATAGAGAAGTTCTGTCCGGAAGTACTGGTCATCGCATTCTCTTCAACCAGATTGTAAATGATTCTGCAATTCAGCCAAGCGTTAGAAGCTTGCAACCCGTCCCATCCACCGTTTTTACAATGGTTCGCAATTATGGTAAGATTATTCATCCTGTGATGATAATCACCACCGTTAAAAGTACTATCGAAGTTGGCGTTAAAGTGTCCCATGTATATACATTCGTTGCCTGCTCCATGTATATAGTTGCCTATCACCATGCAGTCATCGAAAGCACCGGTAAACCGGTTCACTGTATCGAGTTTTAACTTTATACCAGAGCTTTGAGGGTTCTCTACTTCCACATCCTGTACCCGTATATCATGATGACTTTCTGCGGCTCCGAGAAACTGCTGTGAACTGATACCGCCATCAACAAAGCGAAGTCTATAGGTACTGTCCGCCCTCTTCTTACCAACAAGTCGAACGTGACGACAGTTATCAGTAAACTGGAATACATCATCGTATGACGTTCCGCTTTTGTCGAGCGTATATATATTGTCGGTATCATCTATTGTAATCCAGATTGGATTTTCAGCAGTACCGACAACGTTTCGAAAGCGAATACGTGCCGTACTTAAATTACCAGACAAGTATATAACAGATCCCGGAGCAATAGCACCGGCATTTACTTCCTGTTGTCCATTGGTAAGATCATCGATTAACGGATCGGCTGACCCGAGAGACATATTTATAACATGATCAGCCTCCGATAGATCCTGAGTAATAAAGAACCTGGACTCTTTGAAGAAAGGAATTAAGTGTGTACCTACTCGAATCTCCAGTAGTACATCTACACCGTCTTTACCTTCTTCGTAAGTGAAGTCTACAGAGGGACTTTGAGAAAGAACGGTCTTTAATTCATCGCCTGTTTTGGAATTTGTAAACGTCCACTTCACAGTACCATACTGTGATACTTGCGCCTCCAGGTAATTCAGATTGAATTGTATAGGGCCGGGATTGTAGGCCGTTTTGTTCGGCCCTTCAATAGTGAAACCTTTATTCCAAAAGTAAGTCGTTGCCATATATACTTTACTTAGAAACCATTAAAATAGGATCAAGGAAGGCATTACCTTCCTTTAGAACTGCTTTCAACTTTTGATAGGCTAACGATCTGGAGTAACGCCCTGGAGTTGCCAACACAGGCTTATCGCCAGGGTATACATATAGCTCGATCATCTCATCGGTGAGCTTTGAAAACACTCCCAATTGTCGGAGCTTATCTTCACCGCTTAACATGATCATTATCTTCTTTCCTTCGGGATGAAGTCCCAAAGCAATACCTTCTCCGGTAACTACCTCGTTGTTTTGAATTGTTACCAGTTCGTCCGGGTCAAAAGAATATAATCTCTTCCCATTATCGAGTGTATACTGTTTCATCATGACGGTAAAACTTTAGTTGAAATCTTCATTGCATTAATCATACAAATACCGCTACCGTCCAGGAAGCGGAATGTTATTGAAGTTGTTTCGGTGTCCACATATATATTGAATACCAGCACATCATCGAGGGCAGCACCGGTAACATCGGCTATAGTTTGGTTTACACCTCCCACGGTTAAGTCAATAGCGTTCGGAGCTGTAGAGCTTCTGTTGTGGAGCGTTGTTATTGTCCAGGTTCTGCCGCGAAGGTGCGAAGGGATTTCTAACTGGAAGCCTCGTGTTTGAGGTGCGCCCGCTGGAGTATACCACCAGTCGCGACCAGATCCTGCCGGGAAGTCTGAGGCAGCTCCCGTTCCGGCAACGGTAACTCCGAGGCCCGCCTGACTTGACATAGCCAAATCAACATCGAGATTTACTTCAGAATCGTATCCAATCAACCAGCTTGTAAAAGTTCCTGTACCGACATTGCCTTCAGAAGATATTACCAGCGTTGTACCGGTATATGAAACGACAGTGCCCCAAAAGTATGCAGCAACTCCAGCTCTGCACGTCATCTTCTTACCAGCTACATAAGGCAGCCCCGCACCAACGGTAAACGTTACGGTTGTCGGATGTGTAGTTGGTATAGGATTACTCGAAGTACTTGTCGTACTATCGTTCGCAGCAATCAGGTGATTTAATTCAAAGCTTTCGTTTGGAGTGTCCGAGCTTGCTATATTCCAAGCACGTGTATCGCCTGTGATTGCTGTGAATGTAGCTCTACAGAATTTAATCAGTGCAGTGATAGTAGTAAGTGTTACGCCTACTGCCTCTGTGCTATACCCGATCCTTACTTCAGCACCGAGCGTTCCTTCACTTGTAACAGGACGCACACCGAAATCTATATGCTTCCCGAGTTGTGCGCTTGTTAAAGTAAAGTTCTGAGTAGTGGCGATTACTGTTTCATTCGTCCCCACGGCATCGTCAGCAGCATAGAATTTAAACGTAGTCGTACCCTCTGCCTTCTGATTGATATGCTCGTATGTATAGCTGCCGGCAAGTATCTCGCCCTGATTTAGAAAGCCCGGCAAATTAATACCGGTACATCCTACACCAATAGCGAGCGGCACCTGATCGTCTTCGAGATCTCCGTCAGGATCAAAATACGTTGAAGTATGCGTTAATACTCCACCGGTTTCAGTGACAGTTATACCCGAAACAACCGGAGGTAAATTTCCGGAGGCACCGCCCAAACTTGCCAGAAAGGATTTACGTCTCATTTACTTATTACCTATTGTTGCTGCATGATTGAAACCAATATCTCCGCAGTAGATATATACTCCATGTATATATAGTTTAGGACTCCCGGAACGTACTCTCCGGAAACTCTCTTGAACGGAGAAGAAAAGGTCGGTTCAGTGGAAGGATGATTGTGCCGCATCAACTGAACCATACCAAGACAAGCACCGTCCGTATCAACAGTTATATTTCCCGTCTCCGGACTTACCGCTCCGTAAGTTCTTTCAACATCGAATTGTACAACTGTGCCCGTTGTTGCTATCGTAGCGCGGTTCACTTTACTGTCCGCATAATGATCCAACGTATCCGCGACACGTGTCTTTGTGTTTGCCTTCTTTACCGTCTCGTTACGAATAACATTGTTATCGGTCTTTAACTGTGCATCTGTCTTTTGTGCCATATACTTTACTTTTTAATCTCCGAATGAATCATCGAACGAGTCATCCCATGTTCTATCATCGAAGGTATTCTCTACAAAACCTGTAGCTACCTCCAGTTCGTTGTTATCGTAGTAAGCAACTATATCAGCCCGAACGATGGATGAAGCAAGTATCTTATAGTCCGTTACTTCGTCCAGGTTGCCGTCAACCGATATTCCATTGTCACGGGCGAAGGCTACCAAACCCTCGACAGATCCAAGTTCCTGGAGTACGAAGTCTACTATGTTTTGGTCTACTCTTGCTTTCATGGATACCGTGCGTCTATATCTGTTTGCAACGTATTGTCAGATTCGGATAGCAATATCCTCAGCTTACGTATAGTAAGGTTATCCGCTATGAGCTGCTTCTGAATTTCCAGGTATATATCTCCGGGATTATCGTCAACCAGGAATTTGTTAATACCTACTCCGGTGATTGGATATTGCCGTAGCTCTCCCTTCTCCAGCCGAAGCAATAAACTCAGGTGCTGAGAGGTGCTTTCCCCCACAACAAAATCTCCGTTTTCTATTCGGAGATCATCATCAGCATCCAATAAATAGTCATTCGGCATCAGTGTTCTACTTTAGTATTTTCAAGATCTTCTCTGTCGGTCTGATCTATATCTTCAATCAAAATGGAGGAAGGATCTGGTATACCTGACGTTCCCCCTCCAGTTTGTACACCTATATGTGTGTGCTCTTTAAACTTCCCGATAAGATCATTCAACTTATCTTCGATAGCATTCATTCGATCTACAAGCGGTTGTATCTTCACGACTCCACCATTCGTTCCGTCAAACATCACCACTTTATCAACTTCACTGCATGCAATCACAAAACGGGTTTGCTTGTCATTCCCAATCAAACAAACTAGGACAGTGCTATTAACTTTTGGTAACTCCACTATGCCATCCGTTATATTGTCGAGCGCTGCTTTCAGTCTTACGTCTGGTATATCCGTTTCATCGGCTAACTGCACATCACACGACAGACCTTCCGCATCAACAGAAATAACCGTAGCTATCTCGACAATCGCGGACACCTTTAGTAAGCCCCTTAAACCACGGATTAACTTTTCTTCCTGTGCTGTCATACCGTTAGTTTAATACCTAGCTCTACAGTTCTACGCGCTCCACCTTCTGCACTGAACACAGTTTTAACGCTATCCACTATATATCTACCGGACCGGCTTTCACCGTAGTTCGGATCTTTCAAGTCAGCAACCATTAACGGTTCAGCATACGGATACAGGAACGTTGTTAGGTCTCCCTCATAGCCGGTAAACTTCAATCGCTTCAGCTCTTCCTCTGCGAGCTTTTTCAGTTGTGACTTGTCGGTTACATTGTAGTAATAGAATGTTCGCTGTTCTCCGTCTTCGTCTCCTACATCGTCAACCGTTACTTTTTGATTGTCCTTGCGTATACCTATAGCTTTCGCCTTCAGCCTCACATCATCTTCGTTCCTATAGGTCAGGTCATTCTCGATTACATTCCAGGCAAGACTATATTTTACATCGCCAAAGGTTTGCTGATAAGCAAGGCCCGTGAATAGCTCTTTGCCTTTGAAGTAACTAACCAATCCGTAGTTCTCTCTGATCTTTTCGAGGGCTGTAGCAGCAGTATTCCCGGCATCAATAACTAAACCTTCGCTGAATGTTACTTCAGGAAGGTTGCCACTCATTGTAATTCGGGCTGTTGGATGCTGTGCGTTAACCTGATCGATAAGGTATTTAACAACCTGTTTCAAGGTTACACTATCTGCCTTCTTCCAGGACTTCTTTATTTTAGTCTTGCGGAGAAAGTATATATTATCTTCGCAATGAATCTCAAAAGGTATATTTGGTTTGAGTGACTTTATAAATCCGTTGAACTCTTCATGTATAGGACTGTTCGCATACCACAGTTTAACAGAAACCGCATCGCCAACAGATATATACTTTTCGATGGTATTTGTTAGCTCCCCGTTTACTGACACATGTTTCGGTAGTTTTATCTCGCATGTGTCTGCAAGCTCTCTCCAGCTCTTCTCTATCGTAACCTCGTTTACCTGACGAAATTTAATTGTCCTGGTCGGCTGAGTAATCAGTATCTCACAAGCAAGAATAAAAGACATAATCAATTTCATTCGTAAACACGTTCTATATTCTCGTTAATTTCGAGTTCGAAATCTTCATCACTTTTGCATTGTAATTCAAAAGCCTGTGCTCCCAGGTATCCCTCTACTTCGTCAAGATCCCAGTCGACAATCTTTATTTTAGTAATTCCCCATAGTGCTGTTATTCCATTTTCTATACTTCTACTTCCTGGCTTTTCAACTATTTCCTTCAGCCTTCTAATAGCTTCTTCAGGATATGAATTGAAGTTCTCTTCATTGAGAATTACACCCCGAATTGTTATTTGGTAGTTGTTGAGGTTCGCTTCCTCCAACACATTCTTACGCTGTATTGCGTTGGTAACGGGATCGAGACGAACCAATGAAGTCTCTACTATATTAACACCGCCTCGTATGCGGATAACAGGTTCCTGCGGTATCTGCCAATCATCAATCTTTGTCGGCAAAGTATAGTCTGTATTGAATATACTTTTAAGCTTGAATGATCCCTTTAACGCTCCTATAGATCCGAAAGGCAACAAGCCTGTACCCTTGCTTTCTTTAACCAGCTCTGGATAAGGCGGGCGAACAGTGCCAAACGCAGCCTGATATACTTCATTTAAGTTGAATCGAGTTTGAAGTATGTTCGAATCCTTATATGTATTGTCGCCAACGTTGAACGGAGGCCCTATATCTGCGGCTGTACTCATTGTTGTGCTGCGTAGTTAGCTGAATTGATTACACGGAGCAGAGCTTCGATTGTCATCTTCTCCATATCACGAACAGACTCTTTGATGTTTTTAACATCGAAGTTCTGTGTACCGATAAGATTCTGAAGATTAATTGTTACGTTAACTGACTGTTTACCTCCAGCAGCAATTTTATTCAGACCGTTGTCGAGTTTGGAAAGATCAGCACCGCCACCGCTTGCACCATTTTTTTCTACAACCGTTTTACCGCCTTTAGGCGCAACGATCTCCAGCGGATCAGGTTTGTTACCAGTAGTAAATATACCCTTGTATCCTTCGTACTCATTCTTAACAAAGTCACCAACACTTTTAACAAGATCAGCTCCCATGTTTAAGCCATTCTTTGCGGTCTGAAGCCCGTCATATATGAGACTAAGGTCACGAGTAAATACACCTGCCAATACTTTACCCACACCGGAAAATACTTCTACGAGTGTCTTACCGAGCTGAATCATAAACCTGAATGCGGTAAGTATATATCTTATAGGAGCTGTCGCTACACGCATCGCTAAAGCCAACCCATTGAAAGCAATTTGCATAGCATTGGCTTGCGTGGTATTAAATCCTAGAAGTGCATACAGTTCACGCAAAACTCCAAAAGCGCTATCCATAGCATTGAAGAAGTCCTGGAATGATTTAATCAGAGGCCCAAAATCTACTTTCGTTGCTATATCACTGAGTATAGTTCGTGTTCTATTCAGCAACGACATAGCTTCGGGTAGAGCCTTATTTCCGAGATCAGTTAAAAACTCGTTAAACTCATCTCGAACGGTTGACAACACACCCCAGAATGTACGTGACTGTCTATCCATCATACCAAAGAAACGACCACCTTTAGAAGTCGCAGATTGGAAGGCTTCTTCAATCATCTTTGCACTGATCGCACCGTCTTCCATTCTCTTCTTCAGTACTGCCAGACTTATACCTGTCTTCGCAGAGATCTCCTGGAGGGGGTTAAACCCTGCGTTAATAAGCTGGAGTAAATCTTGCCCTGTTAATTTACCCGCTGCCTGTATCTGAGAATATGCGAGCGTTATTAATCGCAATTTCTCTGCATTACCTCGCGATACATCGCCCAACATTTTCAGCGTTGGCATTACCTTGTGTCCTGCTATACCAAAGCCTAACATAGTCTCGGTAGCCTTCACGAGATCAGTCGTCTCGAACGGAGTAACTTTCGCGAATGAGCGTAGCTGACTAATCATAGTATCAGCCTTCTGCGCACTTCCGAGCATTACTTCAAAACCTACTTTTGTTTGTTCGAGATCTGCCGCGAGTGTTATCGCTCGCTGTCCTAAAAGAAGTAAGGAACCGGCAAGGGCTGTAGCGCCTAAAATATTTGCAAGCCGCCCGCCAATGACAGACATTAAGTCCCATTCATTGGCAAGCTGCTTGAATACACCTTGACTTTTGCGTGCTGAGTTTGTGAGATTATTTAATCCACTACGAGCCTGTGATGATCCGTTGGCAAGTTTTCGCAGTGCCTGCGATGCCTGATCCTTGAGACGGATAATATACTCGTATACTTTCATGATTAAGTGGAGAGTAGCTTGTTAAGTTGTTCGTCACTTTTGATTCGCTCCTGGTCTCTTGCCCACTCAATACTTTTCGCTAGTTGTGCCCACTTTTCAAGTGAAAGCGTGTCGGGATCTATGTGAGCATAGTACCATATAAAGGCATCGTATTTTCTTATATGTGAAGATGCTAGAGCGGACTCTGCATCTTCTAAAGCTTTTTTACTGCTACCTGGACAGATTTTTTAATGTCACCCATTGCTAACAGTAGCGCTAAATAGCCGCGCGTGTTTCTCCAGGGAGTGAGATCATCTATAGCAAGCCTTTCAAGGAGATACATCTGCGTATCGAGAGGCTTATCACCTTTGTTTCTGTCTTCGGCATATTTAGTATCTAAACGATCTGCCTGCTTAACCCGGAACGATTGACCTTCATATATAATCGTTGCTGTTTCCTGCTCATCATCCTGGATAACTTCATAATCCGGCAGCTCGATAATATCCTTTACTTTTGGTATGAATCCCTCTATAGCGCGCGGATCTTTTTTTATACTGTCGTCACCTCCAACCCAGCATTGATTTATTACTGCTTCTGCATACTCATAATCTCCCAGCGTGAACGCCTTCAAAATGAGTTTCATTATTGCAAGATTCGAGTTAAAGGTAGGATCAAACACGATACAGCTTCTGCCATCGGCAGTATCAAGCTGATATATATGTATGTGCTTTTCTTTCCATTCTTTAATCTGCTCTGGAGTAGGACTAAAGGTTGATGTGACTTTTGCGCTGATGGGTTTGCGTGGTTTCATACTTTGATCTGATGGTTTTTTAGTTAAAAACATTAAGAGGGACTTACGCCTTACGATATGACTTACGTACCTGCTGCCCTCTTTCCTTACGGGGGTTTATTTCTTTATACGTTATACTCTATATCTCCAATGATAATAGGAAGCTCTACTACGGTCTCGCTATCGCCAGTGTTAATATCAATTTCACATTCAGTAAATTCCACATATACTAAGCGGTCGGTTGTAATCAGATCGCTAACAGATGGAGCGTATGCAGCGGTAATATCGAAAGGAGGTATATCTGTAGCATCCTTACCATTACCTGCACTCTCCAGTAGCGAACGGAGTTCACTCAAAAGAATTTTTAACGTTCCTTCGTATGACTTTTGTCCACGTCTGCGAGCTATAGGTTTAGAGCCTGCTCCGTATACATTGGTTTTATCCTGACTTACTTTATAGCGTATACCGCGAAGTCCAGCAACGGGCCTTCCAAGCATTACAACCTGCAAGTCGTTAAAGTTGTATTCTTCCGAATTAAAAGGTTTTGTAGCCATGTTGTCGTTTAAGCGTTAGCCGGGTTTTCGAAACCAATTGTTACCGCTATCTCAGTCGAATAGAATTTCGGAATAATGAATAGCTGCACAATCAGTTTGTTAGTTGATAGTACATTTTGTTTCGGATCGATCACAACGCGACAGCTACTGATTTCGTCTTCAGTTGTCATCGCTGCATCTATAGCCTTCTTAATCTTGCTTTGGTAATCTTTGATTACTCCGGCAGCGATTCGTCCGTTTTCATCTACGTCCAGGTCGTCTTCAAGCTCTTCGGTATATACTTCGTTGACGATAGTTATAGCCTTATCAATCACACGTCCACGCGCTATAGAATTATAGTCGTCCGAAGCGCTTGTCGCTGTAGGATCTCCAGTGAAGAAGTAGCCCGTTTTGGAAGCGTACTTCATCATTGATATATATCCTTTATCATGTACAGCGTCTTGCGCTACAGTTGTAAGCGTATCAATCTTCGCGCTTTGATTAGTGAGATATGCGCCTGCTATACCAACCGTTCCACCCACCTGTCCATCTTTCACGCGCGAGATCTTACGTTGTACCGGTAGTCCAGCAAGACGTCCGAGCACTAAACCAACAGAAGCGTTTTTGCTGCTTGCCACATCGGTAACCAAACAGACAGAAACACGGTTATTTGACATAGTTTTCAAATCACCGAGCGATGTAGTGTTGCCCTGAAAATCGCGACCATCGAGTATAATTCGAACGGGTTTAAAAGCTGCTGCAAATTCATCGGCAAGGGCTTGCGCTAAAGGTATAGCAGTGATTACATCAGCATCCACCTGATTGGTATAGGTAGCAACGTAAGCACCATCAGGCACACGCACAACGCCACATATCCGGATACGACCTTCGGCATCATTTAGCAACTTTTTCAGAATGTTGTTCGATGTATTTACCATTGCCGCCATCAGCGTTGTTTTAGCAACGATGTTGATATATAGCTCCGGGCCGTCACCTTCTTTATAAAAGTCGCTTATGGTTTTATACACGTTGGTCGTGTTGGTGGTGTCGTAGGAAGCAGTTAAGCCCAAATCGACTGCTTCCTGTAGGCTCTTAATGAGTTTAGTTTCACCTAACGCTATACTGCCGGTTGCGATACCGGTCATCAGAAGCCCAGCGACACCGTCTTCGGAAGCATCACGCTGTCCGAGTTGATTATTAAGAAGGGTAATTGATACTTTAGGTCTTGCCATTGCAGGTTATTTTTTAGCGTTGCCGCTCTTCTTTGTCTTGTCGTTCATGGCAGCTTCAGCCTTTGATACTGCCTTCTTTGTTTTCGGGGCTTCAGTAGATACAACTTCTGACACAGGAGCTTCAGTAGATATAGTCTCTGAAGCAGGAGCTTCGGTAGATACAACTTCTGAAGTCGATGCACCCTCTGAATCAGGAGAGAAACCTACCTCTACAGTTATTTCCTTACTACTGGTTTTACCTTCTGCTTCTTCATCTGTTGACGATTGGCCGCTTTGATCATCAAGTGTATTACCTTGATCTTCGTCTTTGTCCAGATCGTTGTCTTCGTCCAGGTCGTCATCTTCGTTTGAGGCATCAGGTGTATATATACCTGCTACTTTGTTATACTCCTTCCTGGATATAGATAACAGTTCCTTTGCAGGGTCGAGTCTCCGCTGATGATTCTTTGCATCGTTTACGTTCTTTTGCATGAACGCTTGACCATCACTTGTAAAATATATAGTCTGCTCGTTTGGGTAAGAATCAAAGTATCCTTTTACCTCTTCGAACGTTGGGTATGCTATTTTCGAATCCATGAGAATGTATAGTATTTTAATGCGATACGACCGACTATAATTAGCAGAACAATTCCGCTAAACCATCGACAGACTATATCTATCTTCCTGGTCTTATATTCGGTCACAATCACGGTTTTAGTCACAGTTTTTTGTCTTAATCGGAAGATCTCTCTATCCATTACCTGTACTTTTAATTCAAGTGAGTCACACCTGCATTCGGTAGTCAGATTACCGTCAGTGTCCATTTTTTCTTTTAGTGTAGAATGGCCTGATTTCTTTTCGCGCGTAAATGGTTTCGGCTTGTTTGTAGCGGGGTCACATTCTATTTTATTTTTGATAATAACAGCAGCACCCGGAACAGAAATAGGTAAAAGACGTGGAACCTCCTTCACATGAGTACTATCTAATGTTTCCGTAACAGAGGATGTAGTCTTGCGACTACACCCAACCGCTACAAGCAGAAACACCATCAGAACTGCGAAGAAGGAGGTTACACGTATCATATATACTTTATCTTTATTCTGTCATGCGGCTATATCCACCGCGAAATCTTATAAGCGTTTTTCTTTAATCGCCTCTTCCTATATACTCCGTCACCTTCCCGCGATCCGTTATTGTTTGTATTACCTTCTACAGTTATGAAGTAGTCACCTGGAGGCCATGTGTCAACGAAACCTATATGTGCGATCCGTTTTAGCTCCCTGTGATATACTGCAAAAGTGTCGGCTCGTTCAGGCTTGACTTTCTGCGGATTTATCAACCTCGATTTATCCACGAACCAGGACGGACTCCAGGCATTCTTCGGATTATCAACTCCATTTACAGTAAAGCAGTAGGCCACAAATGCCGCGCACCAGGAAGCAGGATGTTTTACACCCGTAACTAAGAGATACGCGCGGATCTCTTTACTATCGTTCGGCCCCAGGTTCTCTTTTACCCCGATCTGAGAGGTATAGGTCGTAGCGACCAGGAGTTGTTTTTCTATTCTGCATGCGTCATTCGAACATCGTTCGTCTAAAGCACCTGCATAGCCATGAGCAGCCCAAACAGAAAGCAGGCCCACACAGCAAAGGATAATTTTAATTTTTCCCATGAGTTGTTATTTAGAGTTGAAAAGGCTGTATCAAAATCCTGTGTCAAGAACTTGAACACGGACGGGTTAACGAGACGAATCAAAAGCAACGCATTGGCTGTACACACATTGAAGGTCATCAAACCAAATAGCAGTTTCTGAAATACCGCGAGATCATAGGTCGCAGCGGTAGGATCTATATAGTGTAGTATAGGCGCAGATACAAACCACAGCACTATACCGAGCGGGCCGAGTATAAGTTCATTATACTTGCGAAAGAACTTTATGATTTGTTCCACCATGCTAAAAATTTCTTTTCGAGTAGTTTTAACCCTTTACTTACAAAGTGACCGACAACGGCACCCAATGCAGAAAGGATAATCGTTCCAATGAGGGTCTTTAGATCAACTATAGGCTGCTGACTTACTTCCGTCAACATCACTGTAAGGAATCCCCCTACAGTTCCTGCGGCATTATCTTTCAAGTGAGACAAGGTGTTTAGAAGTTAGAGTTTCGGTAGAGGGTGAAGCCTGCTATATATATAGGAGGCTTCGAACCCAGGGGTATAAAAGTTAGGGAACCGTTTCTCTTAGTTGTCTTCAACCAGGGCAGCTACACCGATCTCAGACAGACGGCTGATAGCACCACCACCGCGCAAACCTGCGTTCATGGCTTTTGCACCTGCGTATTCACCACGTGGCTCTTTGTCCATCCACACTTGCACATCACCTTTAATGTGACGCACCATTTGAGTGTGATAGAATATAGCCGCGAGATTGTCGGTAGTAGCCGTAGCCGCACCGATGGCCTTTTTAACAGGCGTTGCAGCTTCGGTATATACCTGTGTCTTACTTCTTACGAACACATTGAAAGTGAACAATTCAGTAACTGCACCCTTCGCGAGTAATTGATTATTGCTATCAGTACCCTGTCCGTAGGCTTTTTTGATAGCGATAATATCTTCCAACATTGTAGGCGGCACCACAACACGTCTTCCCTCAACGGGTATATTTAGCGTATTGAACAGGGTAAACGCCCACATCCAATCGTCCTCTATTGAGCGCTTGCGTGTGCCGGTTGCACCTGGAGCCGTTGCTGCACGTGTAGTACCTCCCGTAGTCTGACGAATGAAGTTCGCGACAGATGGCGACCATCCGTACATAATTCTTTCTGCTAACTGACGGTCGAGAGAATTCAAGTGCTTGCGGAGTTTAGCCGCACGCTTGTCATAGCTTACCAGTAACTGATTGTTATAGGTAACGGCTGTTGGCTTCGTTACAAGAAGATCCGCTCCGTAGGTTTTCTTCTTGTCTTCTTCGATGGATATAGGCAACGGAAGTTGTGTAGGATTAACTACCACTTCAGCTTCTCCATCTTCATCCTGTGGAATCTCGATTTCCTCTACATCTATAGCAGCAGTATCCTGTTGCGTACCCGCATAGAATGAGTTATCAGGATATAGCCTTTCTTGCAAGTCGCTGGAGAAGAGCCTGCGAATAACTTCTGAAGGCAACACATTCGCAGGAGTTTTATCAGGCACAAACTGAAGTAAAAACAACGCTACGGCTATACCTCCAGCGAAATATATACTTCCGGTGAAGAATACCAGAATGGAAGCGATAAGAGAAATCGCGATCAGGTTATACAGAAATTTTGAAATAGTTTTCATGTGTATCTAAGGGAGAGTTAAGTAACCGTTTTGTTTAGTCGATCTGTACAGCAGCACCGTCCGGAATGAACAGCGTTCCATCGTAGGTAAATGACTGTGTTTTTGTTTTTGTGGCAACACCTACAATTACAGGTGCATCTATACCAGTGCCGAGAGTAAGATCATCAGCGTTGTTTGTAGCCGGAACTTTCAGAACAAGCTTTGCACCCTTTCTCACTTGTGAATCAATAGTAAGGTTAAGAGTAGTATCACCGGTTAGAATCGCGAATGTGAGAATAGTCATCATATTCGTGATAGTCACCGCTTGCGTTGCTGCATAGGCGAGTGTCTGTGCATCGGCCTCGCCTTGAGGCCAGTTGATTTTTTCTATAGCTGAAAAGCTCATGATTGAGTTTTTTGTTAAGTGAGTAGTTGAGTATTAAACCAGCTCTTTGATTTCTGCCTCAGTAGGAGTATATCCGTGTTCAGCAGCGAAGAGTGCGGCAAATTCTTTCGGCTTCGTGCGGGCCATTGTCATAAGACCGGCACTATCTTTCGCTTGCCACTCGCTATAGCTCCATCCTTTACGATCTCCAGAAGCAGCAGCACCGTTGCCTACATTTGCGCCCTTCATCAGGGTCAGAAGATCATTTATACTTGCAGCAACGGGAGGTTTTTCGTCCTCCTCTTTTTTAGCTTCAGCAGCGGCCTGCGATGGGAGTATATCCATAGCCGCTTTAATGTCGTAGCCCGCTATAACTTTGATTGCAGCCAACTGCTTTTCGTCTGTGACACCTTTCGACTTCGCGATTTCCATAACAGCTTCAACCAGCTTCGCTTTGTCTTCGGCTGATCCTTCTACTGCGGGTTTGGTAGGCGCAGGTGCAGCAGGAGGGTCTTGTTTAGTGGCCGCAGGTGCAGCAGAGGTCGTAGCTTTCGCTTTCATTTCGGCCAGAGCTACCATGATCTCGGCCTCTGTTGCGTCAGCCTTCAGACCGAGCAACTTTATCAGTTGTTCTTTATCCATCTTTTGATTTTGTGTTGAGTCAGTTTTTAAGAATTGATTATAGTGTGCGGCCATCTCCACGAGCGAAGCTTCTTCTTTCGGCATTGGCTTTACTTTGTCGTCCACGATCTCGTCAATTAGACCAGCCTTCAAAGCTTGTTCAGCGGTAAACCATGTATCCTTACCGTCAGCCATCCAGTTTTCTAAAATCCACTTCGCGTCTTTCTTCGTGCTCTTCGCATATATATCGGCCATCGTTTTGTTAAGCGATTCGAGCAGGTCAGCGTAGTTTCTTATATCGGTAGTGTTACCATATACACCACCTGATCCCTCATGTATCATAAGGCGACCACCTCTTACCATGCTTCGTTTTCGCGCACCTTGCAGAATCACAGATGCCATAGATGCAGCTATACCCTCGACACATGCGTGTATAACAATGTCTTTATCATTCATCTGCGAGAGTATAGCTATACCTTCGAAGATCGATCCTCCTGGAGAATTGATTTTCAGATTAACCTTTACATAACCTTTCGCTTTAGCATCAGAAATAGCTTTGTAAACATCTTCAGCTCGAACACGGCCCCACTCACCAATGCTTCCATACATCAGGATGTCCGTTTCTTTTGCTGATTGCGCTCTGAGTTCGTACATAATTCGAGTTCAAATGTGTGGGCATAAAACGGCCCTCACAAGTGCATCTACACTCTCAGTATATATCTTCAGTCTTAGAGTATATATATAGTTAGTGAGAGTAAACAACGCCTTTCGAACCGGCTCTTTTACTTACATTTTTGCACCATGACAGACAAACAGAAGGACGCACAGGAGATGTTTGAGATCGGATGGGATCAAAAACGAATCGCGAAAATCCTTGACGTAAGCGAGCAGACTATAACCACCTGGAAACAGAAGTATAGATGGGAAGAGAAGCGAGCTAAAAAAGGAATGAATCGCGAAGCGGCTGAAGATCTCGTTTGGAAATTGATAAACTATCAACTGAACGTAATCAACAAACAGGTAAAGGATGCCGAGCTGAGAGCGGAGAAAGAAAAAGATTACGAGTTGCCCACACTCGACAAAGGCGACATTGATGCGCTCCAAAAACTGTGGACTACAGTAAAGGCAAAACAACTCGATTGGTCTGTAGTTGTTAACAATACTAAAGATTTTATAGGCTTTGTTTCTGAACGAGATATAGACCTCGCTAAAAAGCTTCTTGATATAGCGGACGACTATATGCACTATAAGCGTAAGAACTTATGATGATCAAACAAAGCCCAGAGAGTAAAGAGTATAAAGCATGGCTCGACCTCCGAACTCGAATTTCTTCAGCCACCGAAGTAACTGTAGAGGTTACCGAGACAGCCGCCCAACGTGAGCAACGCATAGCCGAACTATTGAAGCCTCAAAACTTTGAAAAGTTCTGTCGCTATTATTTCCCGCACTATATCGACAGCGACTTCGGATGGTTTCATAGGAAAGCAGCGAAGGAGATTCTAACGAAGGAAGATATACTCTGTGCGCTGGAGTGGCCACGCGAGCACGCCAAATCTGTCTTCGCAGATATATTTATCCCGATGTTCCTGAAGGCTACAAAATGGCTAACCGGAATGATCATCGTTAGCGAGACAGACAGTAAAGCTTCCGTACTACTTGGAGACATGCAAGCCGAACTCCTGGAGAACAGAAGATATATAGCCGACTTCGGAGAACAGCGAACTATCGGTAACTGGAGTGATGGGCACTTCACCACAACGGACGGTATAGGCTTTTGGTCTTTCGGTTTAGGACAGAACCCTGCCGGTGTTCGTAATGCAGCGAAGCGTCCTAATTATTGCTCGGTCGATGATGCTGCAAACAGAAGACGAAGCAAGAACCAGGAGCGTATCAAAGAAGATGTTGACTATGTACTCGGTACACTGCTCGGCTGTCTTGCCATCAAAGGCAGTAAAATGATTTTCGCCAACAACAGAACAGCCGATAAAGATTTAATGGCGCACCTTGTTGGTGATGTTAATGAAGGTGATCCGATTCGCGAAGGGCTTGTTCATATCAAAGTATATGCAACAGAAGATCCGGTAACACGCAAAATGAAACTCATTGCAGACGGAGGTAAACCTGCATGGGGAAGATATACTGTTGCTCACCTTGACAACAGAATTAAAAAGATGGGGTATCGCAATGCTATGCGAAACTTCTATCACAAGGATGTTAAAGAAGGTAACATCTTCAAAGAAGAGCACCTACCGTGGGTTGACTGCTTACCACTCGATAGATACGATGCACTGATAACATACCTCGATCCTTCTTACAAAGAAAGCGGTGACACGAAAGGTTTAGTTCTGATCGGAAAGTCTGGCTCATTCTACGATGTACTTTGGTGTTGGGTGCGTCATGCTTCGCGTGGAGCAATGGTAAAAGCGCACTACCTCGCTGATGATATAGTGAAGGGCAAACAACGGCACCCGGCAATCAATATCGGCAAGCGTGGTGTAAACTGTCCGCACTACATGGAGGCAAACTTCATACAAGAAGATCTCTTCATGCAGGAGTACAAAAAGGAGGGTGATAGTAGGCCGGAGCAGCTTCGGATACGACCTGATAAACGGGCTAAGCCTGACAAAGAAGGCCGTATAGAAGACCTTTCTCCAATCTCTGAATCTGGTTGCCTGCGATTCAACAGGAAGCTGCAAAAAGATCCGGATATGATTACGCTACGTGATCAGTTTCTCGAATTCCCCAACGGCCATGATGACGGGCCGGACGCATGCGAAGGCGGCATCTATCTACTTAACAAACGCAAAACCAGAAATGGAAAACAAAGGAAATCACACTCCGGTGTGTATCGCAAAAAAAGTGAGCGAGCAGGATAAGCGCTTTTTCGATTTGATGGAATTCCTTGAATCGACCAGAGTAAAAAAGCAATTGCTCTCACTTGTGTTCGGCAGTCAACCTATACCCTGTAAACATTGTGGTGGTATACATCCCGATACAATTTCATTCGAGTATCACAGTAACTAAATATACATGAGCACATTCCTTTCAAGAGACGACTATAAAACACAGATCAGGACGTACCGACTTGATCAAATATTAGAAGCCGCAGACGAAGACGAAGAAGCTATCCTGGATGATGCAGAGAACGAAGCAGTTTCTATTCTTAAAGACGCACTCGCTACGAAGTACGATACTGATCTGATTTTTTCAGCGACTGGAAACGCTCGACATAAAACTGTATTACGTTGGGCAAAGGTGCTTGTCATATACTTTATATATGAGCGTGTGCCGGATGAACAAATACCGGAACGTGTGCTAAATAACTACGAGTATTTAATGAATCCGGAGAAGGGATATTTAGCACAGATCGAGAAGGGCACAAAGAATATAGACGGCCTTCCTGTAAAAACTGTGCCTGGAGAAAACGGAGAATCCGAACCGAAGACCCGCAGGCGTTGGGGGAGCGTTCCGAGACGCGCCAACGATGGGGCCAACTACCGAGACAAAAGATGGTAGTTAAACCACAGTTCTAACGAGTTCTAACGATACATCGGGCTAAAGACGGACCAATACACCAAAACCCGGTCGCCCTCAATTTAAAACCGACTTTCAAAATCATGCGAATAGGCAGATTACAGATTCTAAAATCTATACCGGACAAGTTCTTGCCAAAGGCACTTACATCCGAGCAACGAGCAGTTGATCAGCTCAAGAAAACAAAGCGTATTTCGGCAGCTCTGGTAAAGCGGAGAAACTATATAGCCGAAATGAAGCAGGACGAACTGAAGCTTGCTATAGAGTATGCCGAAGATCCAATCCGCCCGCGAAGGGATCTCCTGTATGAAATATACAGACGTTGCGTTGAAGGTGACGGGCACTTCATGGGTGAGTACGAAAAGGCTATCAACAAAGTAGTCGGGGCACCGTTCGGACTATTTCCTATCGGCTCCGATGCAGATGCGAAAGCTGATCCAATTAAAACCAGATTGCTAAAAAGAAACTGGTTCGAAGAGTACGTTACATACCACGAAGAGGGAGTTTTTTACGGGCACTCACTTATTCAGTTTCTTGATATGGTTGCCTCAAATATTGAGGGCGTAAAGTTTGAGTTTTCAACTATAGATCTGATCGACCGTGAACACGTTCGCCCGGAAGATGGATATATAGTAATTGAGGTGAGCGATGAAAAGGGCATACCTTTCCGTGATCCTGCCATCGCGAAAGCTGCCCGGCTTATTGAAATAGGTAAGCCTCGAAATCTTGGTAAGCTCAAAGTAATTGCAAAAGAGTATATCTGGAAAAATTACTCCCGCAGTGACTGGTCCCGTCACTCGGAAAAATTCGGCATGCCATTCATTCAAATTAAGACTGATACAACCAACGAGACCGAGCTGAAGAAAACGGAAGAGATGGCCGCGAACTTTGGTAGTAACCTTTGGTTTATTGGTGATTCAAGTGATGAGATCGAGATCAAAGAAGCAAGCTTCAAAGACTCGTATCAGATATATAGAGAGAAAGCGTTGTTCTGTAATGATGAAATGAGCAAGGCTACAACATGGCAAACCGGAACGAGTGACGAAAAAGCTTTTGTAGGATCTTCTGAAGTTCATGCCGATATACTGGACGACTATACCGAATGGCGTAAGCGTAAAGTAACCTATCACGTCAACGATGTGTTGATACCTTTCCTGATTGAAAACGGTTATCCATTGCAAGGTTATGAATTCCGTTACCTCACCTATAAAGAGACCAATCCGGAAGAAGAAAATAAAGAAGATCAACAGCAGGGTGCCGGAGGTCAGAACCCCGCAAAAAAATCGGACGCCCAGCAACGGGCGGCACTCTACAAGTACATGCACAGGACATTCGCGCGGAGATAAACCACCTGTATGGTTTATGTAAAACACACAGCCATCCCGTTGCAGAAGACAAACCGATAAAGGTTGACCTGGATAAGTATGTAGACAAAGCCATCAGAAATATATATGATGGAAAGACAACTCCAGGTCAACCCGATGCAGATCTCGTCCGCGCTACAGCAGACGAATTATGGAAGGCTATAAAGAAGGGATGGAATACAAGCGGTGATAATATAAAGTACGGATCGCAGGAGCAGCGACTGCTCATACAAATGCGATACAATACTTTTGTTACATCTGTATTCAAGCAACATCACTTCGCGCTCGATATGGCTCGCGAGTTGTTTGATGATAACGGAGAGATACGAAGCTTCGGTGCATTCAAGAAAGCAGTTAAAGACAAAGTCGATCCAAACTATAATAAGAACTGGCTTCGAACAGAGTATAACACTGCATACGCTTCCGGACAGATGGCGCGTAAATGGCAGACCTATGTACGCAAGGGAGGCTATATCCGATATGTAGCTGTGATGGATCAACGTGTGCGTTACGATCATGCTAACATGAACGGAGCACGCTATCCGGTAGATCATCCGTTTTGGCTTAACCACTATCCACCGAACGGATGGAACTGTCGTTGTACTACTCGTTGGGATGGAACGGAAGGTGAACTCATTCCGGCAAAGTATATAGATCCTGTGCCGAAAATGTTTCAGAACAATGTAGGTATAACCGGACTTGTGTTTAACGACTCGCCATACTTTACCGTTGATGGAGCATTCAAAGAAGCAGCGGAGAAACTATTCGGGTTCAAACCTCCGGTAGATCTCGACAGGTACGAAGCAAACGTGCAGCTATATAGTCTTCTGTCAGAAGACAAAAACTATAAGCTTTCATTCGTTGACAACTTAACCGGTGGTTTCATCTTCCGGCACATAAAGACCGGTGCGAATGATCTCGCACAAAATATAGCAGCATCGAAAGCCCTTGCCAGACGTGGCGATAGTGTAATCATCCGCGAGGTACTTACACAGCACGGGTTAAAGAATCCGGATATAATTCTAAGCGGCATTACAACCGAGATAAAGACCAACGAGACGTCAACGATCAACGCTATAGATAGTGCGCTCCGCAGGGCTAAAAGGCAAGCTGAAGTGATCGTGCTCAACATAAACAGCAGCATGAATCCGGAGCGGGTGGAGCAAGCTATATATAATCGTGTCCGCAGAACGACCGCTATTAAAAGGGTGATCGTGGTGTATAAAGACGTTGCTTACGACTTGACCTATGAAGAGATCATTAACCAGACCTTCTATGGTAAGATAGGAAAATAAAAAAGGGGGCCGAGCATGCTCGCGTCCCCCAATGGGGCCAGGGATTTCTCCCTAACCGATACAAATATACGAACGTTTTTTTAATAAGGTTTTATGCCACTACAGAATATAGAAAACGGCAAGGAGTTCTCCAATGAAATGAAGGAGAGTTTCCGCAAGTTCGAAGACCTTGTCGGCAGACGTCTGCCTGAAAAGGTAGAGGTCGAACTGGAGAAAGTCATTATTGAAAGTTTCGATAATGAGAAGTATAAAGATAAGGGGACAAGTAAATGGGATGATCGCAAAGAAGAAGATCCCGGCAGAAAGTTACTGATCGGTAAAGGAAGCGGTAAGCTCCGAAGATCGATAGAAGTGTCACACACAAAAACAACCATAAAAGCTTCCACCGATGTAGTATATGCACCGGTACACAATGAAGGGTTGCGAGCCGGAAGAGGTAGAGGTTTTAATATGCCACAACGTCAATTCATGCCGAAGCCTGGAGAAGCAAATGACGAACTCGATGCAAAGGTCGAGAAGTGGTTAGATAATGAGATGGATAAAATTTTTGATTGATGACAATTATACCTAAAGAGTTTTGGTTAATCCTGGAGGGAGAAAAGAAACCGACTATTGAGTGTCCTATGTGTGGATGCTTTCTATTGAGTGACATTGCACCGCATGGAATACGTGAAGACGGATCGGTATATAATTCAGTCGTCTGCGATTGTGGCTTTCATGAATACGTGAAGCTCGAAGGCTGGACCGGTGGACACATCGAACGAACTCCTAAAAAGAAGTAACCATGTTTACATACCCATATCAAATTCTCGAAGCAGAGATTAAAACCAGGATACCGGAAATCAAAGAGGTAGATTGGTATCTCCAGCAGGACAGCACGTCCGACAAGAATGCTTCTATATATACCGCTCCGTTGGTCTACTTTGAATTTAACTTGTCTTCCGAGCTTCGCAGCCACGGCAAAGAGATTCAATCGGCAATAGTTGACATTACGGTGCATTTGCTTACTGAGAATACACGCGACAAAGGCAGTAAACTGATCCTGAAATCAGGAATAGAACACAGTGCGATGTTCGACAAGGTGTATAAAACACTGCAAAACTTTAACGCTAAGCTTAGTCAACTCGACACTTTTGCTGCACTTGCGGGCACTGATCAGGACCAAACTGTATTCAATTCCATGAACAGAGTCGGTATCCTGAATCCACACGCGACACGTAAAACAATGGTTAAAAGCACACAAACTTTTCGGTGCGTTGTATGGGATCATGCTGCCCTGAAACAGTACACGAAGGTTACTCCAGATCTCCAGGTCGATGCGGACTTACTTATACATTTGGACAACAACACAGGCGTAACAACATGGGATGATTCGTGGGATGATTCGTTCGGAGATTAAACCAAATATATAGGGCTTCCGTTGTAATCTTGAAAGTTTCTATTTTTTTCAAGAGCTTTACAGCATGATAGCAACCGCAGAGCACACCACTACACAACCGCAGTTGACATTTTTTGACCTGCCTGTGAACCCTATTCAAACACGATTCGACAAACAAGTAGCTACGCGCAAGCGTAACACGTGCCAACGTAACGAACGCATTCGCGATCGGTTCAATTATCTTTATAATGTAGAGCGGAAAAGAATTGATGATGTGATCGACACACTTTGTAAAGAGTTCAACCTGGAGAAGACAACAATTGAACGAGCGATGAAGAGCTAAACAAAAAAAGGATCGGAGAACCCGATCCTTTTTTTTATTCTATATCAACTGATACTATTAAGCTTTTCTGATATACATAATCCTTGTGGACTAAAACTACCTTTGATTCGTATCCCGGTAGTACTCTTATACCTCGAAAAGTAAATCTCTCCGGAGTAATTTTTGTCCCTCCTGGATCTCTTAAATATAGCATCCTTCGACAATATGTAATCAGATGCTCAATTAAAGGTTCTGGTATATATATCCTTAAATCGTCTTCCGGGCATATCATAAGTCGTTGAGGCGCATTTTCAAAGCACGCCATTAACTTATTAAACAGGATTTCTCCAATTAGTTCACTTGTTCCTTCTACAAGTTTAGATGATACTCTACTCATATAACCCTTTGTTTTAATCGTTGCTGCTAAATGAGGAACCAGAATCCGAAGAGCTTGAATCCGAACTACTCCAGCTATCAGAACTTCCACCACCACCAAAGTGACCGCCACTTCCTGAATCATGGTGATGATGTGAATGATGATCGTTAGAACTATGATGATGCCCTATATAGCTGTCATCATTGCTAACGGGAAGTATACTATCGAAAATCCTTGACGGATCAGTCGTGTGATCATCATTGCTATACTTTCTTTTCTTCTCTTCTTCAGGGTTCCAACGTCCGCGAGATCCTGAAGACGGGAACATACAATTAGTACACGGACCAGTGTCTCGCATATTCCTGTGCCCGCACCGAACGCATGTATATACTGGCATAGCTTGCCCTTCACGTTCCATTGCTTCCCTCAACTTTACTTGAAACTTAGAAGGCTTCCCGAATGTCTGTGCAGGTTGCTCATGTTCTTCCTTCTTTGCCTTATTTATAGCCAGGATAACCACTACAACAATTGCAACTATAGCCAAACCTGCGCTTATCCATATAGGAGCAAGTACCCACACCCACGACCAGTCTATAACGTGAGTGAGTTTTAAAGCAATAAACAGTATAGCCAGTGCAGTGTAAAAGCCTATTTTAATTCCGGATGATGATGATTTACTCATAAAGGTGTAAAATGGTTAAGGTGATGTGTATTTTATTTTCTTCGTTTTCTCCACGACTCGGAGTTACTATATACAAAAGGGTTCTTTCGTTGTGGTGGTGACCTGTCCAGCGACTTTTTAATACTATCAATAATGGGAGTAAGTATATATGGAGGTTCACCATTTATATCACCAATAACAAGTATTCTTTTAAATTCCTTTTCCTGCAATTGTTCAGTAGCAGCACGCATTTTCTCGATAGCCTTACTTAATTTATCTTGAATTTTTATATTAAACTCCATACCCTATATATCTTTTAGCTTCTTAACAGGTTTAGTATTCTTTAAATCAATCTCCTGCTCAACTTGCTTCAGTACTGTGCCGGTTAGCGGGTCTCGCACTTCTCGGTATGTATTGCCCTTGCCTTGCACATGCTTACGATGTTCGCGCTCCATACCTATAGATTGCATTCTGTCTTTATACTTATGCAACCAGTCCAGGATAACAGCTCCATCGATGCGGTTATATACTATACCATACTCACCGCCTTTAGCTTTATGTAGCGCAAGTGCAACATCTTCAATCGTGAGTCCCGCGAACTGGTTTAGAATCAGGTAAGCTGTTTCGAAAACCTGGTTCTTTGTCATTCGCTCCGAGGTGTGATAGAATTCAGCTACTTCAATAATCAACAACTGAAGGGTATCTATTAGCTCTTCTTCGTTTTGTCTCCGAAGCTCTGCTATCATTGGCAGATATACCGTTTTAGAGAGTTTCACTTCGAGTTGTTCTATTTCTTCCTTCACGATTTTGATGTGTGCTTTAGCGTCTTTCTTTGTCATTCCATCCGGACCTTCCTCAAGTTCCTTCAGCCATGATTGCTTACTGGCTAAATCTGTACTCACATTATACCACGCTTCGCGTGCATCCAGGATCTTAGGGATAGTTAGCCCGCTAAGCTTCTGTAGCGCTAGTGCTGTATTGCTTGTTTTTAATGCTAGACTTAAGGTTGTTGAGCGAATCTTTTGCGGCAGTTTTTGCATCTTTTCCATTGGCGATCATTGGTAAAATTTCAGCGATATTGTTGTAGATGTCGGGGAGTTGAATCCGTTTCTTATGGTAATCATTGAGGCGATCCCAATGCGTGAACATGAATCGTATACCGTTCAACACAGCTTCAGCATCATGCGGCTTTCCCGCATCGCGTTGCCATCGCTGCATAAACTCGATAATCTTGCGCATAGCATCGCTTGTTTTCTTTGCTTTGCGCGGATCTTTCATATCCAGGTAACTATTCTGAGTCTTCATAAAGTCCCTGTAAAGGCCCATAGCGGGGTTATAAATACTGTTGTCTTGCTGCTGCTCCGGCCCCTCAACACGTGCCTTTCGAGTGCCGTTAGAATTAGCTTTAACCACATCAGCAAGTATCGCCACAAGTATATCCGGATCGTTCACAGCCATTGGCCGAAACTTGTACCGGTTCAGTAGTTCTACTTTTTGTTCGTAGCTTATTCTTCCCATTGTAAAGTTTTGTTTATTGTGTTAGTAAAAGTGAACCTATTAGCTGTTTGTTATACTGACCTCCTTTGACGCTGATCATTCGTAGCCGATCAGCAGCCTCTTTATCTGACATCTTTTCGTCAACGGGTTTCAATTCGTCTTCACGATATAGTTTACTTGCGATTGCATACTGGCTAAAGAAGTATTTGCGTAATTCCTTCCTTCTTCTATTCCTGGTTTTTGATTTTCGACACTTGGATAGTTCAGGGGAAACAACACGTTTCCATTCAGCCTTCATGTGTCTTCGGAAATACTCGTATGCTGAATCTATAGTAATCCAATCTATATACTTTAAATCAGAGACTATACTTTTGTTCCACATTCTGCGTGAAGAGGATTCAACTGAACCGGGGACCATGATTACCATGATTCGGGTAAGTAGCTGCAACTCTAAAGCAGTCGTGTAAGTGAATATATACTCACTAACTTCCAGGCCCGACAAAACTGATTCATCCAGGCTATACTTTTCGAGTAAACGATCTAAAGCTTTCTTTGCGGCCTCTCGTTCACCTTCAGTTGCACCATTGTTAACAAGTGCATATACCTTTGAAAGTTTATCCTTAACTGATGATTCCATTTACTTCTTTGTATTGAGTTGCTTTTTATACATAGCCTTTATCTGTGTCACCACTTTGTTAAGCTCTAATAGGTTGAGTTTGTTAAGTGGCTTCTTCTTCGGATTGTTACTTCCTATACTCTTCACAAACTCGTCTATTTTATCGTAGTTCGGTTCTCCGGATATAGTCTTGAAATCATAACCCGGCATAATGCAGAGATAGTGTATAACAGCTCCGCGCGGTCGCTTGCTCCTGGTATTCCATTCTTCCTGAAGATAGTTTACTATACTTTGCTGAAGTTGTGGAGACACATGTTTTATACTCGTTACATTATACTTTCCGAGTATGTGATATTCATCAGCCTTCCAGCACAACAAAGCAAGTAGAACATGGAAACGCTGTATAGGTGTTACCGGCATAAAACTTTTTACTTTAAAGATTTATACCACTTTGTAAACCTGCTCTTCGGATACGAAATTGTTGCACCCATAGCAAGCACCGACACCACATCTTCAATTTTGCGACTATCAATATCGTTGGGGATAACGAATGTAGGGAACGACATTACTTTGTCCTCCTTAATCGCATCAGTTATCTTTTTGTTATTTACGACATTGATACTTGGGAACTTTATGTCGTATCCTTCATCGTAAAAACTATCCAAGTATATATTTATTTCGCTGTCGTATAGTTGCTGAAATACTTCTCCTACCTCTTCCTTTTTAAATCTCTTCATGGGTTTTGCTTTTTACTGAATTTAAAGCACCTGGATTTCTCCAGGTGCATAAAGTTTCCGAGTGATAGCATTTAGTTTCCGAAACGGGCTATACTGTGAATGTTCTCGGACTCCTGTCTCCGGTAGTATTGGCCGGTACAGATGTACGCATCACAGCAGGGCCACAGTCAGGGAATATTAAAAGGTTTACCGTTGTAGCTGACCAAACTCTTACCACCATTGCGGCAACAGGTTCGCGGTTTTCGATTTGGCTTTTAACGTTACTGTTCAATGGTAAATCGTGGCTTTCGCTTTCGATACTACCGGGGTTGTATTGAACGATTTGTCCAACAGCAACAGAGAAGGGAGCATTTGTTTTGTCCATATAGTTTGTGATTTAAAAAGTGATACTAAAGAAAAGCCTGTCTTTCCAGGCTGTCAGTCCTAACATGCGATTCCGAGTAATGTCAATTGCTACAGGCGGCCCGGTTTATACACCAGAGAGACCGTAATAGTTAACGAGCGGGGCACGGTCCATATATAGCAACTAGAATGAATCGATATATACTTTCTCTGTAGTATCGCATGCCTTCACAGCTCCAGACAGGGAGCTGGTCATTTTCCACCTGTCCCCTTAAATGTGTGTAAGTAAGAAGGTAGCAAGCGCTGTGTATACTATAGCGCGTATCGCTATATGTATAACAATGGTGTTATAATTCTTCATATAAACAAATGATCATCGTTTGAATCCAGATCCGGAAGGCGCGGCCCTTTTCCTTTTTTCTTCACTTCAGCAATTGCGCCAACAGTAACAACGACAACTACTATTCCTATAACTACTGAAGTGAGTATAGCTGGTATATGTTGCATAGGTCTAGGCTTTATAGTTTAGTCCTATATTTTGATCTGGAAAGACTCTTCTTTCTTCAGGTCTATATCCATACTTGCAACCTTCTTACGTTCGTCTCCGTCCGTGAAGGCTTTGCTTAGTTCTTTAATGTTGAACTTAACATCAACGAACTGCGGGAAATTCTTAACGAACTTATCCAGTACGAAATTCTTTCCAGTAACTGCGATGGTTTTCAGCGACAGAAGTATATATCCGTCCGTTAGTTCAAGTTTGTTTTTAACAAACTTCTTCTTGTGCTTTTTGCCAATCTCCTGTAGTTTGGTTTCTGACTCTTTCATACTGACCATTATAGGCGAAAGCTTCTCGTTGTACTCTTCCGTGATCGGCTTAATCTTTTCGGCTTTCTCAGCTTCTATAGCTTCTTTCTCTTTGCTGAATTCAGCGTAAGCCGTCATAAGTTGTTCAGCGAGTTTCAGATCTTTCTCGAATTCCTTCTTTTCTGCGAGTTCTTTAGCTGCTTTTTCAGGGGTGAGTGTTTTGGTTTTTGTTTGCATGGTTTATAAGTGTTTAATGGTTAAAAAGTAGTTTCAGGTGTGAGTGAGTTCACGCACTCGTCAATCAGTACGTGATTCGGGTAGAACTTTATACGTTCCGGCTTGTGATACTTCGAATAGAATTCGAACGAATCTTTTAGATCAATCCATTTCTGATCAATCACGCATATACCTATAGGTTGCCTCTCCTTTACAGTCAACACTATACCGTCCATACGCCTTTCGCAATTCTCAAGCATATTCTTATCACGTTCTGTCCATAGATCATTCCACCACTTCCAGAACTTTGAATGATTCTTCAATGCTTCAACTATGTCAGGTTGATATTCGAAACGCTTATTCAAATAAGCTATACCGTTGTCCAAACGGAGGAAGAATAGTTCTTCCTCCGTTATATTGAACATGCACTGAACGTTTTTGTCGATGGTGTTTGCGTTCATTTGTCCTACTGCTTTACTTTATCAGCTTCCTTGTTGATTATAGCATCAGCGAAGTTGTGGCCCGGCTCTACAGTCGATTTGAGAAACTCATTTATTATAGTTTCTTCTTCCTCTTCCACGTACTCGCTCTTATACTTATCGTCAATCTTCTCCTGCTGCTTCGAGTCGTAGTTAACATCGTGCGGGTTATCCCATATAACAAAGGTCTTGTTACCTCCATAGCGAGATATAATCTTCGCGCGGAAGTTGTGAACCTTCACCTTTATATCACACATATACTTTATGCGCTTTGCATTCGGGTCCCACGGATCATCCCAACACACAACCACAATTCCTTTAAGCTTAAACTTCTCGTGCATTTTCTTGAATTGCTCAACGGTAAGTTTCATATAGTCCAACGAGTCCAATACAATTACTCTACCGCTGTTTCGTGTGCATAGTCTATCGAACCATACATCAAAAATTCTCTGTGAAGGATCGGCCATTGTGAACTTTCCTCGTGTCTTAGTGTCCTGCATCATTTCGGCATAGTTGTTCCGTTGTGCAGCAGTCTTGAAGGTTTTACTTTTACCTTGCTCTACTTGATTGAGGTTTACTTTGCCGTAGTTCATAGCAAACATCTTACATAGCTTTGCTATATACTCTGTCTTACCATGTCCACTTTTACCGTGAACTATCATTCGAAATCCATCAGATATATCTCCTAAATGATCAGCCCAATCCTGTGGCAGAGCTATATCTTTAAAATTCCAGTTGAGTATGTCATTTACTCCGTAGTTCCTTACCTTCTTTGCACCGCCTTTACTTGCGGCCTTCTTCGTCTTCTTTGGCTTCGCGGTTTCTACTTCTACCGGAAGCTCTGATGTTGCTATGTTGTTTTCCATTTTAGGGTAGCGTTAAAAAAATGTAGGTTATTGTTTCTTTGCTTGAAGAAGCACTGGACACCAATCTGGAGTTACAGCACTCCCATTAAGATTTCCTAAATGTCCTCTATACTGCTTCATAGAATCCGGGTGCATGCAGTTGTGTGTATACTCTGGATCGCGACCACTTCTCCATAGTTGCGACTTGTGATACACACAATCACTGCATGACTTATATACCGATAGCGGTATAATCCTTTCGGTTGGGCCTATGTTATACATATACAACCTCCTTTACTTTAGGTACTAGAATTTTGTCCAGAGGTAAAGCACTATTCCATATACCAAGCTGTCCACGGACTTTTATGTGGTTGGAAAACTCTACAGCATTACTACATTGATAGCCGAATCTTCCATCCCGGAAATCGCCAAAGGCAAGCTCACGTTTACCTTTATAGGTATCGTTCATGCGTAGCAATTGCCGAATTACTTCAGTCTTTTGTACGGCTGTCACATCCACTTTCCCGATGATTTCACCACACACTAATCTGTTTGGATCTGGTATAGCTTCCTTAAAGAATGGATTCGTTACACATAGCTCCCAGTCTTCTTCATCGAAGGCTTTGCTAGATTGTATATATAACTCGCCTCTATGCGGAGTGCCTTTCGATCTGGTTTCCCACTCCTTTAACCCCATCACTATAAGTTGTGCCCAGGGTTGTTTAACCGTAATTACCTTAAACATTCTCCACCTCCTTTGTCGCTGAATTGATTACATTCAACATCGCTTCTCTAACGGCTGCGTGTATCGCTTCAGAATCAGGTGAAAGTCGATTAACATTTATTGTTAGATGAAGCTTACCGTCTTTGATCTCTACACTTTGTATACTTTTCAGGCTCTCACTTATGCTATTAAGCATTTCAAGGTCTTCACCCCAAAGTATAGCGCTTCTATTGCGCGTGGTTTGAATCGTTCTGATGTGTACATCGATAAACTTCTTCTGTGCCTGTACATCGTACTTGATAGGCGTTTTTACTTGTTCTTTCATGGTAGATATATAGTTAGTGTTTAAAAAATGCTAGTAACTCGCGCCCATAAAAGGTGCATTCTCTTCCTCCGGAAATGGCGTTTGAGGTTTGTTCGAATCCAGTCGGAGAAGTTCATCAGTCACGCCCTGGCATACAGTGGCGAAGGCAACAAGGTTTTCCTCTACAGCACCATATACACGCATCTGATCTTTCTTATACTCTCTGAACCACGGGTCTGTGGAGCTTTCCAACAGTTGAGCAATCGTATTTCTCCGGTGTCGGATAAACTTAATGCAGTTGGGTAAATCAGTCGGAGAAGCTACAGGCTCTTCGATAAGATCTGCACCGACAAGTAACTTTGCTATCTCATTTAGCATCTTCTTGTCCTTAGGTCTATCGAGAGTAACTTCGCCTGTTTCTGTCATAACCTCTATGACATCCAACAGATATAGGATTACTTTTTCCTTATCCATTATCAACCTCCTTTTCCGCTATAAAGTCGATCAACGCAAAAGCAGCATCCTTTTTCCGTTCCGAATGATTATTCAAATCAGCCTTACCTTTTTCAAGTTCATCCGCAAGGGTTATTACTTCTTCAGCATGTTTGAAAACATCAGAAGATTCTCTCCATAACTTCAGGGTTAGTAGGTTCTCCTGTATCTCTCTGAAGATATAGGCTGCTGAACCACTATAGCATACTTGCGCTCCTGGAGTTTCTTCAAGAATCTTTCTTGCTCCAGCTATTAAACTGATCTGCTCGTCAATCGTAGCAATCTGTTTTGATATAGGACTAGCCATTGCTCACCTCCTGAAATTTGTTGAGTGACTTTAGAATTGCGCTTACCATAGTGATTTCTTTCGCGTAAGACTGCACCATATCGGTCTCGTCCAGCTCTTCAGCCGCTATACATTCTTCGAGCAAATGATCGCGATAATCCACGATATACTTTATTTGCTCTTCAACTGTTGGCAGGTTTACATTATCCATTGACTGCCTCCTTTCCGCTCATATACTTGCGTTGTAGCTCGTCTACTTCTTTCTCCAGGCGATCAACGTCTTCGTTAATCTCTTTACCATCTATAGCGTTCTGTTGACGCTTAGAGTCAGCACGTAATACACCGAGCTTCGCCTGTACTGCTGCGATGTTGTGCTCCAGTTTTTTTAGTTCTTCGTAGGTCATGGTATATATATTAGTTTATGGTAGGGTAGAAATTGAGGGACGTTTCCGGGTCAATGATTAAACTTCAAAACTCACTCCCTTACGTGCTCGTCCCTTTTACTTTTATGCTGCCTTCTTCAGCGTTACATGACAGTGCAGCTCTATAAGATCAAGCACGTTGCGTTTACCTGTGCTAGCGTCTGCTTCGCGCAATACGCGCTCAATCATAGCAGTGAGTTGAGCTGTATTGCGACACTTGTCGAACATAGCCCGAACGTGAGTTTTACTTGTGATGCCATACTGTTGACATATATCCTTAGCATCATCTATAGATAGATTCCATAGTGGCGTGAAACCACCTTCCCGAATTCTCCGGAGTACTTGAGGAAAGCAGCCTTTCATTCTGTCGGCCTTCTTTTCCATTTGCTTTTCAAAGTCATTCGCACCAATGAATACTATACCGGTATATCCTTTCAGATCATCCATTACACGCTTCAAAGATTCCCACGCGCGGTCTTTCAGGTTCTCGGCTTCGTCAATGATCAGCAATGCATCGGTTTCATTCTTCAGCTTTTGAATAACGTTTTTACGCACATCATATATAGCACCTGAAACCTTTATACCTATAGAGTGTGCAAGCTCCATAAAGAAACTCTTTGCCGTAAGGTCTCCATCACATCGCACGTAATAGCAGTTGCGTGGATTTTCGCGCATATATTCCGCTGCCGTGTAAGATTTACCTTCACCGGTAGGGCCGTCAATTGCGTGAGGCAATTTTGTTTCGCGTGCCTCTTTGAAAGTGTTCATACACGCGAAGTAATTATCGGTATTGTGGTGTTTGCGATAGCTCTTACGTATGGCATAGTTTATAGCCTTCGCTATACGGTAGAAATACTTGTCATCGATGGGTGTCTGCTTCTGTCCGGTGGTAAGTTTACCCTTTAGCATATCATTGAGATATGCCACAGAGAAACCATTGCCTCCGTTTGTGCGCTTCACAAGTTCAGTGAAAGCATCTTGTGAAAGTTGGTTCTCGGTCATGTAGATGCGAGCCGCTTCTACGATTTGGTGTTTGGTGTTCTTGTCAATCATGGTAGGTATTTTATTGGGTTTTGTTAAATAAGTCCGTTACGTTTTGCCTGCTCTCTAACCAGCGCTCTGCGTTCATCATCTAATCCTTTCTTCTCCTTCTTACTCGCGGGCACCGCTATATCTTTCGAGCGTATGAGTCTGTCCTGGTAATAGTCTGTTGATTGAGCAGCGTAAGAGGTAGCGAGTGCATCTTCGAATAATTCCTCCGGAGATATTTCTTTCATTCCGGCAATTACTTCCTGTGCATCCTGCAAACTCATGTTGCTGATGTCTATACCGAGTTGTGAAGCTTCAAACTCCAGCATTTTGCGGCTAACGGATTGAACACGCTCAACAAATTGCTTTCTGTCGTTGGTCATCTTACCGAGTTGCTTCAGATCTTCGGGTGTCTGCTCTGCTTTAGCACGAGCAACACGTTTAGTTTTTCCGAGTGTAGCTATATACTGATCGTTCTCTCCGAACACATCTATAGTGTTCATATCGGTTTCGTCAAAGTATACTTTCACGCGATAGCCTTTCTCCATCATGTGTACATACTGATCGTACTCAGGGAATGCGTAGTGGTATTCTCTGCGATTTACCTCGAACGATATACGGGCATTGCGTACAGCGATCATTGTGCTCTGATTGAGCAGCATTGATATAGATTCGCGCGGTATAGCCGGAGCCTTAGGATTTATATTCTCTATACACTTCTCCCAACGCGATTTCGTGCGACCGTACTTGTCATGATTATATATATTGATCAGCTCGATGATCTGCTTTACACTCTCTGCATAGCCTTCTACATAATTACCATTGCGATAATCTGGATTCGGTTTCCTGTTTTTATCTATACTGGTAATGTTCGTCCCTTTCCAGCCTGGAAAGTTTTGTGCAAGCCTGTTCAACTCCTGAAGGAGGCGCTCCACAAAGCGAGATTTGGGGTTAGACGCCTTTCCTTGAGGGTCGTTCGGGATGGGCCGCGAAATTTTCTGACAGGTCTTTGAAAAGATCTGTGTAGTATCTTCTGCTAAGTTTCCGCTAAATCTGTCGCTCTCGATCTCGATATAGCTTCTGCCTTCGAACATGTTCAGATGATTTCTATACATGTTCCTTACCATTAATCCGTCTTCAACAAAACCAACATCAAAGCCGGTTATCGCCTCGCTCATATAGTCGAACACAGCAACTACAGTGAGCATTAATTGTTTGCCTTCTATCTTCGAATTGAAGTCAACCTGGAAGCCGTCATAACCTCCTTTGCTGAAACTATATTCGTACTCCTTACCATATACATGCGGAGCCATTTTGTCGAACTCTGCCCAACCGTGACGCTCACGTTTTGTATAGAGGTTTACTTCGTTCGAGGTGAGAAAATCTTTTATAGCGGATATTTCTACTTCAGGTTTACGGCCTGCTTTCTTGCATTCGAATTGATACCTGCGGTATATATTTTCGAAATCGAATTTGTTCGCCTTACCTGGATTCATGAACAGATATACCAGTGTGCGGGCATTCCATTCGCTGAAGTCAATGCGGCCTGAAGGAAGTAGAATACGCTCCGCTTCATTATCATTCAGTCGGCCTAATACACGTCTGTGATTATTGCCGAAGTTTTCATGTATAAGAGTACCGAGAGCTGCTTCGTTAGCCTGCCTTTCAGCCTCTATTTTAGGCTCGTTAAAATATAGTTCTAACGCTTCTTTATATGCCTTCGCCCACTCAAGTTCTTTGCGCTGAAGTACAGCAAGGTTTGTTATTTTGAATCCGTATAGGTGTGCTTTCGCTGCACGGAAATTCTCAATCAGTTTATTTAATACCGCAGTGCGGAACTCTGCTTTACTATTGAAATTTATAGTGCGTGTTTCCTTCGGTGTTTTATAGGCGTTGAGTAATCTCAACCATCCAGCGGCCTGCTTTAGATCTTCAGCTTTTACCTGCGACTCTGTACGCTTCAGGAAGAAGTGATAGTCAGATATAAAGGTATATTTCGAATGAAGATCTGCGAGCTGATCACACGCATCCTGAAGCTTGTTTAATTGTACTTCGGTTGTATCTGCTTGACTCAGTTTAATGAGATCTGCACGTGACGGTAGCTTTACCTTTGTAGTTTCTGGAAGAGAATCATAGTCAATTAGAATTATTCTCTTATCTAAATCATGCTTTTTACTCTTCCATGTAGGGCGAGATAATTTGCGACTTTCAGAAACCTTTTTCTTTATATATCCTAAGCTTACACCGACAGTGCTATTGTCAAGCTCAGGAACAAAAAGCCAAATCTTATTACCTTCTAGTAATGGCATCAGGTCAGGAATCAGTAGTTAAAAAATAGTTCGTCAACTAAGGCGGCACGTTTTACCGAATCACCTTCATAGGTGTGCATCGATAATCCTTGAGCCATGATTGAGTATTTAGGATCGCAGTGCTCGCGATTTAGAACAGCGTGTCCGAGTTCGTGGAACATGAGGAATTCTATTACTTCCTCTTCGCCTTGACTTATATACCACTCGTAGGCATCGCGACTTATTTTTACTATAGATTGTTGCCCGTTCTTGAAACCTCTACCTGAAGCGCCCAGGTCATCAACAATACAGACTGTTAAATTCTCTTTAGGTATATATATACCGCGCTGTTCTGCTTCCAGGAAGAAAGCATCTACATGTTTCTGTAACCTTGCGTCAATGGTATATTCTAATGTCTGGTCGAAGTCGAAAGAGCCACAACCAGTACAGCCCGCCAACAATAAAAGAGAAAGGGTAAAGGAGGTTAAGGTGATTCTACGCAT